AAAGCATCCGGTACTTGGTTCCATTCGTGGTTTTTTAATACGTTGCTAATTGTTCTGAACCCTGGCAGGCCATAGAAGTACGCTCCAACGTTGAAGGCAAAGCTGATTAACGCCGATTTTTGGTTGGAACTCATGCTTTTCCAAAACGGCACATCGGCCTCAAGTATTTCTGCAGTTCGCTCTATTTCTAAATTCAACATTTCTTCTGCCCTTTGCTGGCTAATCCTTTCGCCTAGCCTTACGTTTTGGCCTTCGGGATACCGGGTGTTTCCGTAGCCAATCGTTGGTACGCCAGCAGGACACAAATATGAAGTTAAATGACAACCTTCAAATTCTTTGATAAGCTCCACCGCCGCGCCATAGCTTTTGTCGTTTACAGCTGAAATCCATGTCCCGTACCAGGGCTGGTCACGGTTAAGAATGTCTGGTTGTACCTTTAAAATTGCCGCCTCAAGCTCTACCAGCGCAGCACTTTGATGTGGCAATTTCCGGTAGTAGCGGAATAGGTCATTCAGGTGAACCGGGGTGTTTGGGCTCATGCCATGGTGCGCGAAGGTGCAGGTCGTCAAGGCGCTGCGGAGGTGGCACTGCGGTAGGTTGGGTTGCGTGCCAGTCCTTTTCAGCTTGGTCTAGTTTTTTGGGCAGCGTTGCGTAAAATTTACGCCGCTGGATAGCCTTGTTGACCCTGCTCCATAGCGAGCGGGTGCTAAACAAAACGATCCAGCGCCCATCAGGTGGGACTAGCCCTTTTTTCCGGGCCTGACGCTGCGGATTGCAGTGAACAGGAACTGGATGATGCTGTTGTCCTTTAGCTTGCTCATGCCGATCAGTTCCGATGCGGCGGCGACGACGACCCAGAAAGCGGGATGGCTAAGGATTTCCTCGAAGTTCATGGAGTTCAGGACTTTGTCTAATACTAGCCTTGTGGGCTTTTGTATTCCAGAACCGTGATGCGGTTTCCGTGGTCGTTAAGGCGTTCGTAAATTTCGCGGCGGTCCGCAGTGGCTTGAACCTTTTCCGCCTTCATGTCTTGGTGTAGGTCTTCAAGCTTGGTTGCAATGGATTCAACGCCAGCTGTGAGGCGAATAACCGCTTCACGACTTTCGCTGGTACGTCTGGTGAACCCAGAAAAGCTCATCCCAGCAATGCCTAAAGACGCACCTAGGATTGCAGCGTAAATTTCAATCACGAATCCTAGCCTTGTTATTTCAAGTCTAAAGGGTCTGGCTTACCTGATAAGATCGCCACTGCACGTTTGTAAAATAGACAGTCGGTCTTGTCGGCTTTTTCTAAAGCCTCCTTGACACGCTTCCAGTTTTCGAACGTGTGACGATCCATCAGTAGTCACTAGGTCCGTTAGCGGAAACAAGGCAGTAGGCGAGAAAAACCCCGCCTACCCAAATGGCAGCAATCAGGAAGCCCAAGGCGTGCCACTAGCCTTTGTTGGGACGTGCTTTTCGTTTAGCTGGGACTGGAGCGCTTCTTCGATTTCTTCGGTGCGGCCTTCGTTTTCGGCGTTCAAAGCGTCCTTAACCCAGCCGATAACTTCGTCTTGGGTCAGTTCGTCGTAGGGCACCAAGTTGTCGGGGCGCTCAAAACCGATGCTCCCGTACGCACCAGAGGTATAGGTGCCGTCTTCGGCTGAAACGGTGTAATGCGCGGTGAACACAAAGCCGTCAAGAGTTTCGCGGTCTAGGGACGCGATAGCCCAGGTAAAAGTGGTTGAGGATTCAGCCATCTGTAAAAGTTAATGCTCTGACAGTGTAATAGGAAAGCCCCGCTGTGACACGGGGCGGGTTGCCGCTTACAGACCAGCATCAGATAGACGCTGTTCAAGGGTTTCGATCTTGGCGATTGCTTCTTGTAGTGCTGCTGTTAGCAGTGGCACAAGTTTGGACTGATCGATGCCCTGCATGACAGCATTGCCATCATCATCAACTTCATCTTTGGTTCCAGTAATTGCCTCTGGTACAACAGTCTGCGTTTCGTGAGCAAGGAAACCATCGACAGTTGTACCAGGATCTACAATAAAGTTGAAACGTTTTGGTTGTAGTTGCTTGACGCGGTTAATGCCGTCAGCAATGTCAACGACATTTTCTTTTAATCGGTAGTCGGATGATGTGACATAACTGGTTGAGCTGCTAGTAACATTGATATTACCAACAACCGTCCCATTGTAATAAAAATAGAAAGGATATTGCGTACCAGCTCCATAACGCATATTAATAGAAATTGCAGAATTGCCATTTCCTGGCTGGGTTATGGCCATGAAACCACTTTGCTGTATTTCGACACCGTCATAGCCTATGCCTGTCGTTGTTTTACCAATAAACACTTTGCCCGAGCTGTCGATTCGTAGGCGCTCGTTAACATCATTATCATTAATGACCAATGCATCAGCCGTTTCGTTTAGTTGAATGCGGTAAGCTTTACTTCTGTTGCTATTGCTAAATAATACGCTGGGATTAGTGCCACGAATATCTACATTTGCATCAGGACTCGACGTTCCAATCCCAACTCGGCCCGAGCTGTCGATTCGCATGCGCTCGCTGTCGGAAGTGCCAGTGTTAAATACAATTGCAGCAGTATTTCCGCAATCAATACTTGCTTTTCTGTTTCCAGAAGTGCTTACCCAGCCAATGCGTCCTGTATCACCACTACTTTCTTGAAATGTAAGGCGATAGAAAAGATCACTAGATTTGCCAATCCCTACGTTGCCCGAGCTGTCGATTCGCATCCGCTCGACGGCAGAAGTGCCAAACCGCATGTATCCAGAAGCACCTTGTTGATATTCAATAAATCCCTGGTATTCAGCAGTTCCAGAAGTTCCATCTGAAAAATAAATTGCACCTCTAGTTGACGTTCCGCTGCGGATTGTCATTCCTGCGTTGCTGTTGCCTGCGACTCCGATTGTGAATTGGTCGCCTCCTGAAACACCTTCAGTCGTCGTGCCAAGCATTAACCTGCCCGAGCTGTCGATTCGCATCCGCTCGGTGTCATTAGTCCTTACAATTAAATTGCTATTAGTTTTGGAACCTAAATAAATAGCACCGTCTGAAGCAAGTTCTCCGATATGTGCATTGTTTGAACCTTTGACAACTACATAAGCACCGCCAGCTCCGCCGTTAACTTCCAGGTTTTTATTGCCGAAGGTGGCAGGGCTTGACGTACCAATCCCAACATTGCCCGAGCTGTCGATTCGCATCCGCTCGCTGTTTCCATTAGTAGCAAAGAGTAAGTTTGCTTCAGCTCTGAGTGCAAAATCAGTATTAGCGCCACCAGAAACTACATGATTTGCACTTGCTAAATAACCAGCAAAACCGGAACCGCCTCCGTCTCTAAATTCAAGATATTCCTCTAGTCGTACACCACCGTCTGAGCTAATTCGCAGGCGCTCGGTGCCATTTGTCCGCAGACCCATGTAATCGCCATTGTGATTGTATTCAATCAATCCCTTAACAGAGGTATCGGCAGTATCACTAAAAGCAAGAAATCCAGCATCAACATTCCCTGTATAAACAGTAATTCCTTCGTTTCCAGATCCCGAACCAACCACAAGATTATTAAAGGAAGAGTTAAAGCTTCCAGGCGACGACGTGCCAATCCCAACATTTCCCGAGCTGTCGATTCTTAGGCTCTCAGTTCCATTAGTGCTGATGGCTAGTTGGTCCGCTCCAGGTGAATAGATGCCAGTGTTGGTATCAGACCCTGGATATAGCGATGGCAGGGCAGCCGTACCAAGCGGGAAGCTGACTTTTCCATCGGCAGAAATCAACCCGGTGGTAGTAACAGCTTGGCTACCAAAGTCTGGGCTGATCTTTGTGCCAGCAATCGCAGCAGAAGCATTTACATCCGCATTGATAATCGTTCCGTCAGCAATCTTCGCGCTAGTGACTGCACTGTCAGCAATGTAAGCCGTTGCAATTGCAGTACCGTTCCAAACGCCCGTCCCAATCGTTCCAACGCTCGTCAAGCTAGAGCTAACAACAGCACTGCCCAAACTGGTTGCGTCTAGAACCTTTGTTCCAGCAACTCGAAACTCTCCTGAGGTGGCAATGTTTACATCGCCGTCAACATCTAATTTTACGCTTGGTGATGAAGTTCCAACGCCTAGATTTCCAGCATTATCGACTCGAACTCGTTCAAAGCCTGCAGTCTCTATAGAAACTGTGTCTGCAGCAGGGAAACGAATTGCCGTGTTGGTGTCACCGCCATGAATAATCTTGTCGGCAATTGTCAAGTCGCCGTTGATATCAAAAGTAGTAGCAGGGCTTGCCGTTCCAACGCCAATTTTGCCGTCTGCAGCAACATGCAATCTTGATGTGCCTGCTGTAGACAATGCAATCTGATCGATGCCAGGTGAGTAAATTCCTGTATTTGCGTCGCCCGTAAAAGTAATTGTTGGTGCAGCAGCCGAACCCAGCGGGTGGCTAGCAGTGCTATCAAATACCGCCGTACTCGTAACGTTGAGCGATCCAGGCACATCAATATCGCTTGCCCATTCGACGCCCGTACCAGCAGCATCAGTTTGCAGCAACTGATAAGCACTGCCATTCTGCAACTTGCTGACAGGTAACTCGTCTGCAACAACGCCAACCCAGGCGCTACCGTTCCAAACCTTTAGCTGTGCTGGGGTAAGACTCGTATCAAGCCACTGCTCACCTTTAGAATTTCCGGTGCTGCCGCCAGCCCCAGGCGTTGAGTTTGGTGCTGATGTTCCAACGTGGACTGGGCCGACTTTTACAATGCCCGTGCCAGCGGAATCCTTGAAAAATACACCGGGGCTTGCAACATTGGTGTTAATGGCAATCTGGCCATCAGCCAAGCTTGTGGTGGGGCGCTTGCTGTCAACGTTGCTGCGGATGTGCTTGTATGTGGCCATGCCTAAACTCCTTGCCGGACGGCGTTACTAGACCATTCTAGTATTCGCCTTCGTCTATCTCCACATCGTATTCAGCAATAATTTCAGTCAGCGTTTTGTACTGAACGTAATAGTCGGCATTGCTTATTTTGACCAGCAACTCACCGATCCTGCCACCATGCGGCAGGTTTTCACCGTTATAGGTAAAATTCGCCATTAATAAGAGCCTTCATCAACGACTCCTACGGCCATTGCACCTGTGGTGTTGTCAACAGTAACCTCAGTGCTTTCAAGAACAACGCCTTTAACAGCAATTGTTGCGATTTGAGTCCGGCCCCACAGCGAGTCGATAGCTGCTCCGGCATCTGCAACACCAGAAAATGGAGGCGTTAAACCGGTGCCGTCATACGTGACATCACCTGCGTCAATGACGCTGATTCCTGCGCCGACAAGATTGACATGAGTCCAAGTCGTTCCAGAACCTGGACTTAACAACCAGTCGCCAACATCAAGTGCAATGGCAGGCGCTGGTGATGTGCCCGTTCCAGCAGTAGTGACAAGCAGGTAAACACCAGAACTAGCCGATGTTGGTGCGGCTAACGCAGACCCAACAGTTAAACCAGCCTCTGCGCCGTAATTATTTAAAGTCGCGATTGTGTTTGTATTGGCGTTATACGTGCCACCGAAACGCAGGTTTGCTTGCGCTCCAAACTCATTGTTCAGTGGTAAGTAGTAACCTTCCGGTGGCTCAACTTGTCCGACCCATACATAAGCGGTGCGGTCTGTTGGGTTGACCCAAAGCTGGCCCGCAAATTCTGGTGTTGGTTGAGTAGGACTAATCTTTGCAATGCCGTAATCAGCCAGTTGCGATGCTGTAACGCTATTTGCAGCAAGGAATCCTGATCCAAACGTTCCAGTCGTAATCTTGGTGGCGTCAAGATCCGGAATGTCGGTTGCTTCAAGCAGGTGGGTTCCGGTGATGTGGCCCTGCGTGTCAAAATCAACCTTTACGGCAGTGTCTGGAGCAATGTTGTTGACGTGGTTAAACGCTCCAGCGCCGTCAACGCTTAAGCCTGATCCTGGTCTTGCTGCACCCTGACTAGTTGCTGTAGCTGTCGGGATGTCTCCAGACTCGATAATTCTGCCGCCAGTAACTAGACCGTTAACGTCATATTGAACGACGTGATAATTAACGTTCTCTTCTACAACAGTGTTGTCAATAGTCAGAGTGTCGCCACTCATGACCAGACCGTTGCCGTTAATAATTACGCCACCCTTAGCCGTGGTGGTGGAAGTTGGAAGGTCCGCTCCATCCAGTGCGCGGTAACTTACTGCACCTGCAGCGCTGGTTGGTCCGGCTAAAAATTGAGCCGCTGCACTGGTGTTGTCCAGTGTTGTGGTGATTGTTGCTTCATCACCCACCGTGCTGACGACAACATCAACAAGCCCAGAAGTGCTGCCTACAACGCTGTTGATGCTTCCGGCTGCTTTGATCGAAGTCCACGCAGCGCCGGACCACGAATACACCTTATTGGTACTTGTTACAAGCGCAAGCTGCCCAATAAAAGCGCCTGATGCTGGAAGGGTTGTAACGGAATCAACAGTTGATTCATTGGCAAGCTTGGCAGCTGTTACTGCGTCGTCTTCTATTTGGCTTGTCGAAACCTGGCTGACAGTTGCAACAGATCCCAAGCCCAGCGTGGTGCGTTGATCTGCAGCTGTTGCGTCGTCAAGTAGCGCCCGGCCTGCTGCCGTACAGGTAATTTCTTGCGTTACGCCGCTGCTTCCGTCCCGTCCCAGCAAGGAATCGGCAGATACGTTTTGAATCTTTGCGTAGGTAACGGCAGCATCCGCCACCTCGGTCGTTCCAACGCCGCCAATTGAAATGTTGCTGGCTGTAATCGTGCCAGCGGCAATCTTTGCGGATGAGATTGCGCCGTCAACAATCTTGGCGGTTGTTACTGCATCGTCAGCAATAGCAGCCGTGCCAAGGGCTGTCACCTTGTCTGTTGTTACCGCACCAGCGGCAAGCTTTCCGGTTGTGATCTGTAGGTCGCCGATACCGGCGGTTGGCATTACAACCTGCTGGTACGCCGTTCCGTTGTAAAACTGAAGGTTGCCGGTAGTGGTGTTGAAGTAGCCGCGACCGCCAAAGTTATCGGCGGTTGGCGTGATAGTATCGGCAACAGCGCTGCTGTTTGCTGCTAGCTTTGCTGCGGTAACTGCGTCGTCAGCAAAAGCAACCGTTCCAAGCTTGGTTGTGCTGCTTTGGTCGAGCTTGTCAAGATCGATGCTGCCTGCATCGATTAGGTCTAAACCTGCGTCTACAAGGTCCTTACTTGTTACTTTTTTGGTTTCGCTAGCGGAGATGTCCGCAATGGGCAAAACGTCTGTAGCAGAGACGCCAGCTTTCGACAGCGCATTTAACTCGGTTATCCGCTGGTCAGCCACCGCTTAACTCGCTACGGGAATATGCCTTTATTTTAGTCCTCTATCTCTTTAAGCAAGTAGTTAAGCGATTGCTCCACCTGGATGCGGTCATCGTCCTCAAGCAGGATGAAGCCAGAAGGCTCACCGATTAGCAACAGGATTTCGCCATCGGTCACAAAATCAATGGTGCATTCAATGGCTTCCTGGGCAGTGACATTGATGCCTGTCCTGGTAATGACAGCACTTGTTTGGTAAAACACTGAAGTCAAACTGCTATCTAAAGAGTTGTCTGTGATATAAAGTGCTAGTTCAATCTGGCTGCCGATTTCAATTCTTTGAATAAGCTGCAGCATCAAAAGCGGTGGCTCTTTAATGCCCGTCGTTTCGTAGTCAAACAAACAATCAATACTGCCGTTGCCACTGATCAAGCCAGCATTAAACTGTCTGCGGAACTTATCGTTAAGACTCGTAACGTCAATAGCGTCCCGGTCTGTGTTAAGGGTATACCCCGTTACGTTCCCAAGAACGTTGAATCGAATATCGGTGACGGCGTAATCAATCGCAATAGGCGTTCCAGCAAAAGAATTAAGCGTAATTTCTGCGGCACGGTTGTTATTGATTGCGTCTGCATAGTCAGCAAAAAACCGCAAGCCGCCTGCCTGGTTGACGTGGATGAACGCTGAGATTTCATCTTCTATTGTATTACTGCTCCATGTGGAAGCATCAAAGCAAACCAGGCCGCGTGAATCGGCTGTGGAAATACTCAGGCGATCGCCGGTTAATAAATTATCTAAGGCGGACTCAAAACTTAAGCGGTTTAACGTAGTGTTTACGTCGTCCGGCGAAATGACATCAGTAAAGGAGCCGTAGCTGTCACTTGACCCACGGCGCAGTTTTACATGACCCGTTCCACCTAGAAAAACCGCCATCTTATGCCGTGATTACTTCAGAAAAATCGCCGTCCATCGTAAATTGGATTGGAACGACACTTAGCTCCCCGGTGCTTACGCTGACCTGGGCGCTTGTGATATAGGCATTGAATTTGATGTCGTCTTTACTATCGCCGCCGACATTTAGTTCTAAGAAGACGCGATCACTTTCTTCGACTGCACCGCCTTGCATGATCTTGGACAGCAGGTCCGTGAACTGATTCAAGGTTGTGCTTTCGCCGCTTTCCAGCCTGTAATACATCATCGTGGCGCTGCCTGTGGCGCCCTTCACGCCTGGGGTGAAGCTATTTACGGTGCTGTCGATTGTATTTGTGCTAAGAAGCTCTACTGTCGTTTCAAGCGACCAGTCTCTAATCTTGGCAATGCTTTTGCCGCTATAGACCAAGCTACCACTGCGGCCCGTGTAGAAGCCCATCTCTAACGCCTAAGAACGTGTTCCTATTCTAAGCCACTGCAATAAGTGTTACCTGAACATTGCTTAGGCCCTTATACACCGATTGCACTTTTGGCTCGGAGTCGTAACGCCAGTTCGTTCCAGGTGGTGCGTTAATGCTGGAAGTGGTGCCGTTCCAGCCTGCCCAAACGTTGCTAGCAGTGGACAAGGAAAATTCTTGTAGGGTGCCCTTGCGTGCTTCGTAGTCAGCTAGAAAAAGCTGCGCGTCTGTGTCCTTGATGTTTTGGTACGTCAGGTTCAGCTTTGCGTTTACGCGGCGGGTGCCGTACAAAATGCGCACTTCCGCGCCTGATTGTGCGTTAAAACGCTTGATGGGCCAATCGCCTGAATTAAAGTCGCGGCTAGCTGGTTTTAAATTGGGGAACGCCATTACTCCAGCACCCGGAAATTGCTTTCTGTGAGCACGTCTTTTGCCACAATGCTAGCTCCACTGGAATCCACAGGCACTTCCACAGCAGCAATGTTGACCAGGCCATCCTCATCAAGAGTAAGCTGCTCGACTTGATAGAGCCCTTGGTTGACCTGACTGCTCAACAGAGTGAATAACGTTCCATACAGGCTTGAAGCTGTCACCCTGTTGTTTGAAATTGTGATCTTTTGTTCCTTTAGTTCGCTAGTTGTTGGGTAGTAGACCAATGCGTCATAGGTGCCGTTTTGAACAGTGCTTACTGTGACTAGCTCACCGGCATCTGTGACAGCGCCATTGTTGGCGGCACTGTAAGAAGTGGACGATGTGATCACCCGAATGTAAGAACCGGGCTGGATCTGTAACGCATCGGGAACAGTCTTGAAACTTATAGTGTGTGTTATGCGGCGTCTGATGCTTAACAAGAAACGGGCCGTTTTTAATGCCTGAGCTTTATTGGTGCAAAAATCGCTTAGGTCAAATGTCTGCTGTGTTAACGAACTACGGTTTTGCGCAGCCAGGTCGGCCCAGTCCACAAGTGCTGATGCTTGTGTTGGTAGGTCGTTGCTGACAGTGACGCGCCAGGTAACAAGCGCCCGGAAATCAGTTCGTTGCGATGCCTCGATGTACTGGACTTGTAGGCTGTCCTCAATAATGTTGCCTGATGTGAATATCTGCTCCGCGTTTATTGGGCTTGTCGAAATCTTGTAGTTGCCGTCATAGGGCAGTGCGGGCATCATGCCGAAACGCCCGTTCTTGATGGTGAAGTTACAGATGTGCAGTGAAGCGTTGTCGTAGATAAATGAGCGGATGCTTTCGCTGTCCTCAAGCACTCCGTCATAGAACATGTGGTTGGCACGCTGGAAACGTGCCGAAATTTCTAAAGAGCTTTTGTCAATTAGTTCAGATGGGACGACATTGCCTAAGCCTTGGCCTGGGTCAGTCAGCAGGTAATAAACAAAGTCTGCAAGTAAATTGCTTGGCGCGTAATTCTTTTCAATTAACCGATAGACACTAATTCCAGATTGACTCCAGGCGCGAAGCTGGCCCACGCCATTTAATTGGCCGTTTGACTTAATAGCAAGTCCCATCGTGGACATGCTGTAATACTCAGCAACAGGCCCGCTATCGCTGTTGTTTGCCAGGCTTTCATTTACATATACAATTTCATGCTCAGGCCCGCTTTCGTTTGACTTAGTAAGCTCAAGGAAATGACTTGTGTCTGACACCCTTGAGTTGTATTCAAATACGCGCTCACCTGTAATGATTGGGGGTGTTACTTCATCGCTTTCTTCGACACTGTCAATTCTAAATGTAAACTCAAAATAGTTAAAGGGTACTTTTACAGCGTCTCTGTAAATTGCTATGTGGTTTCTCAAAGGGAGCCTATATGTAAACTGCTCCCCTACGTCCCAGTTACCTGTTGATGCTTGAACAAAAAGTCTTGGATACTTAAACCACGCATAACGTGCGCGGTCGTCGCCGCCGTTTGCTAGCAAATACTGCTGACTGATTGTTGAAAAATATAAAGATTGCCCTTCAAACCCAATGGTGATGCTTCTGCTGCCGTCTTCGTATGTGAGATATGCGAATCTTTGCCCGCGATAGTTTCTGGCATCGCCTAGAACTTGGTGCATCCAAGATTGCTCTCTTAACCATGGTTGCTCAGGACTTGCAACGCCTCTGCCAACTGTGGAAAGGCTGGTCGGCCTGTAACTTGTTTCAGTATCTCCTGGTGATGTTCTTGGGTCAACAACTAGCTCGGGGTTTAATTTGATGTTTTTGATTTGAGTTTTTCTGCCTGTAGTTGTAATGCGAAAAGTACCGTGGCTCGGTGTATCAAAATCTTCGCCGATTAAACTTCCTCCAGTCGCATCAAGCTCTGTAGTAACGTTTGTGTCAATACTTTTAATTGCAACGTCAGACCCAGTACGCGGAATGAACCGGTACTCGTAATAGCCTGGAGTTCGTGGCTTAATCCGAATGTAGTTATACATATTGACAGGCGCGTTTCCTGTGACAGAAAAAAGCCTTCCAATGCGTTCCCACGTTCCATTGCGTGTGCCGTTGGCTTCAGCTACTTTGCGCACATAGATTGAGAAACAAGATGTCCGCTCGAAGTATTTATCCATTCGAGGCGTGTTAAGTGTAATATTGCTTTCGTCAAGCTTGTTTAAATCTCCAGGCGACGGAATCGCATTAATGTTGCACAGGCCGCTTGCTTTGTTCCATACTTGGCTGCGAAGCCCGATTTCTACGCATTCAGCGTCACGCCTTACAGGGCGAATTGTTGCAACGTTATATCTGCATATGTTGTAAAAACCGGCGCCGCAGTGCTTGGTTTCGTTATACCCATTAACAGGGCCTTCATATCCTCCTAGCACTTCGCGAACCGTGCGCGTTCCAGGGATGCCCATGGAACTTCTACCGGTGCGTGTTAAAACTGCTGTGCATTTAAAAACAACATATTGCGCAGCTACCCCCGGCTTCCATGTCTGCGGATCTCGTGACTGCACGACCCAGACTGAATCCAAAATAATCCACTTAGATCCAACTACAAGCAGATCAGAAGCGCGGCTGCGCCAAGAGTCTGCCGAGTTTTCTAGGTCTTTTAAATTAACGCTTGAACCGGCAAAACCGCCAGCTTCGCGACTTCTATTTTCAAGTTCGGACCAGTCCGCGCCAAATATTTCATACTCAAGCTCATCGCCAACTTTGACATTATTTACAATTGTTTTATTATTAAAAATACTATTGTTGTATCGGATGAAGCCCATCCGGCGGGAATAGGCGCGGCCTACGCCAGGCATTCCGCGTTCTGGGCTTTTGTTATGCAAAACATCGGCTTCGCTGCCTGCAATCTTGCGGCGTCTAGCTTGCATTTCAAAACGCGCATCTCTTTTTCTTGAGCCGCCGTCGCCACCTTCATGCAACGTTGAGTCGTAAGGAGATGAAATAATTTCCCAATTGAACCTAAAAGCTGTTCCGTTATGGATTGGTGTTGACGTACCAAACACCGTGTTTGATTGCGGTGTGTACGCCATTGAGAACGCATCGGACTCTATACCGAAAGCATCCGGCGCCTTGAAAACATTGCGTCCTGATGTACCAGAATCGGGGCTGTCGTCTGACCCAGCAATAAGATTTCCGCTGCTCAGCCTGTTATTGGCTACCTTAGATGACCAATAAAGCGCGTAATCTTTGTTGCCAAGGCTATCCAGAGGCAGCGTGCCAATACGCACACCAGTGAAATTGGGCGTGTTTACCCCGTATTGACCCGCAACGTAAACTCCTTCAAAGGCTTGGTACGTGCCATAGGAATAAAGGCGGCTCCATACCAGAGCAGGCGCCAAAATCAATCCGCCTGTAGTAACGCCGTCCGCTCCAGTGCCTTTTGTGCCGAATGGGATTGGGATCGGTTGGCCGTATTCCGCAAGTGCGCTGACGTTATCGAAACTTGTGGTCTGGTTGAAACGTGTGGGCCCAATCTGGTCGGCAAGCTTTCGGCTTCCAATTTTTGTTTGCTGTGCCGTCTGAGCGGTTTGCGCTTTAGGTGCCAGCAACACACTGACGGCAGTAGAAATTAAGCCGACAACAAGGCTTACAACAATTGGCGTAATAACTGGGTCATTAACAATATCTGGGATGTGCTCGTAGCCTGCTGGGCGCACCCGTGCCACCAGTTCTGCATGGCGTATAAATTCGCGGTATTCCTCTTCAGTGCAACCAAGCGCTTCGATTAGCGCAATTTCATACGGTAAGAGCGGCGGATTGTATGGACGTGCACCGGTTTCCAGTCCACCGCTTGCAAAGTCTGGTTGATGTATAGAATCCCGGTCTGCCATAAAACCCCAAAAGCCAGCGGATCGGCTACGAGCACTGTGATGTCACCATCGTAGACCGGATAGCTAATGCGGTCGCAGTACCTGACCATCTCTGCCATTACTTCGCGTGTCGTCATCCCGTACCAGTCAGGGTTAACCGGTGGCGGGTTCATCTTCATTGACGTAAGCGCGTCAATCACAAGATGGATGCAGTCCTTTGTGCCGTAGTCGTACTTACGACCTATTAAATGCTCACACACGGACTTGTGATGTAAAGGGGATGCTGCCGACTTGCCAGCGGTGCAATCGACGGCCTGGAACGTTGCTTTGGATCGCGTCTAGCACTGAGTTCAGGTTAACTTGAATTGTGGTTTCGTTCCAGCCGCCATTAGAACAGCTGCCGTAATACGTGTATAAAGTGCGCTGAACTGCACCAGTGGATGGTGTCCACAAAATTGTCGTTACTTTGGCGACCCATAACTCATCAAGCGCTTGTTTGATCCAGTTGCGGGTCATGTCGGTGTGTGCAAACTGTAAGTTCGCGTCAAGGTTGTCCCCCTGCAAAGTGGCAACCGCACCACCGAAGCCAAAAGGCAGAAAGGTGTAGCCATTGACAGATTGGTTCAGCGCATAGTTCTGAAAGCGAAACCGGATGCTGCCGCTAGGCCCAATGTCTAATAGGTGTCCGTAAGCAAATTCCATCAGAATCCAACACTCCTGCGGGTACTAGCGCTGTTCTTTAACGTGCGCATGGCGCGTTGCTCACCTTGGATTGCACCTTGTTTTGCTGCTTGTGCCATGCCCTGCTGGAACTCACTAGCGGTAACGTAATCGACGCTGTTGATACGCTCCACGGAATAGCGTACGTCGATTGCTGCAGCTGGTGTGTTGCGTGACATGGCGCTCCGCGTTGCGGCGGAACGGTCCATCTCTGAGCGCAAGTTTTCGTTGGAAACGATGCGACCTTGGCTGGATGGAATCATCAGCTCTGGGCCGCGTTCTCCCACGATGTAGGGTGTGTTCGCGTTTACTGGGCCTCCGGTAGCCATGAAGCCCCCGAAACTTCCGCCGCCAAAGTTGCCGATTAAGTTGCCGAACAGGTTGGACGTTTCAGCCCCCGCATTAACGCTTCCAAGACTGCTCGCACCACTATTTAGGGCTTGGAGAATAAACATAAACGCCTTCTGGGCAAGCATCTGCGTGGCCATGTCGATAAAGGCTTTACCGATGTTGGCGAACATGTTACTAAAGGCTTCCTCTACCGAACCAGTGCCCGTGATAATTGACTGCACCGCAGATGACATTGCAGTAGCGGCTTCGTCTGCGATAAAGCCATACTTGTCTATGGCTTGATTTAGGCGGAGTTGCTGCTGCTCGGCTTGGTTTAGTGTGGGGAGTAATGCTTCGATAGCTTCTTTGCGATCTTTTAAAGCCTTAAGCTCTTTCTCAGCGGCAGGTATTTTCTTAACGTCGCCCGAAGCTATTATCGCGTTTTGGCTTTCAATTTTATTAGTGATACCGCCTATTAAGTCTTCCTGGCGGCGGAGTTGTTTGATGCGCAGCGCGAGCATCTCAGAAGAATCTTGGGAACTAGCGTCTTCGATATTCCTAGTTAAGCCTCTGACTACACCTTCGGTTTCTTGCTCGTTGCGGATTGCAGTTAAAGTTTGTTGGAGTTTTATTTGTTCTCCTCTAAGCAAATTTTGTTCTCGCTGCAGGTCATTTTCTCGCTTTAATTTTTCTAGACGTTGATCGTAAAGATTATTGATTAAAACAGCATCTTCTGGAACTTTGCTAGCTACAAGTGCTTGTTGGCGTGCCAGTTCAAGAATCTTTATTTCGGCTGTTAGTCTGTCGTAGAGTGCTTGGTCTTGTAAATTTATTACACCTAAATTACTGGCTTGTAGCGCCCTTCGTTTAGTTTCAATATCAGCTAACGATAGCTCTGTTTTTAGGATTTGTTGGCGAAGTTGCAGTTCTTTGGATTGTGGTAAGGCTGCTGGCGCCCTACCAGCACGCGGAGGTTTAGCAGGCTTATACTTTTCGCTTAACTCTGCAAAAAGGTTGTTTAACTCAGTGTTATTTTTAGTTATTGCATCGATAAAAGCTCTGTTTTGTTGCCGTAAACCCTTTACACGGTCAGCAGCTAAATCTTCGCCTGTTACTACAGTAGGATCACCTGCCCTAAAATTTATGAGTGTTTGACCAGCAGCAATAAGGCGATCAGAAAGACTTACTTGCTTAGCTTTTTCTACAGTTTCCTGTTGACTTATGCTTAAAAGTGCAGTAGCTAGCTCTACTCTTGTTTGTTCCGCTCCTTTTGTTTCTAAAACGGCTAAGAGTTCTTTAGCTTTTTCAGGACCTATAATTCCTTGCAAACTACTAATACTTTGTAGTAAACTTTCAGTATCTTTTGTTGCATCTAGTATTTTTTGGTAGGTGGAAGCGCCGCCAATAGGAGCAAAAGCTGCAGCAAGTTCAGTGGCCATTGCTGCATCCCCAAACCTCGTAAACTCTGCTATTAAATCAACTGTTTCTTCTTTAGCTAAACCTAGTTGTTTTGAAAGTTGTCCTACACCATCTGCTGTTAATCTTGCTGTGCTGTTTGTCGCATTTAAACGTACGTTTAAAGCCGCAATAGATTTGTTTAAGTTCTCAGCATCTGTAACTAAACGCCCTATAGCGGAGCCGCCGATGCCGCCTGCAAAGCTGCCAAGTGGACCGAATGCAGAACCTACCAAACCGCCCACACCGCCAAGTACGGATTCGGCTGCGCCGCCGCCGGTAAGTACAGGGAAGGCGGCACTGACTACACCACCAGCAACTGCACCCTGTAATCCCTGTATCCGCTGTTTTCTGTTAGCAGCCGCCGTTTTCTGAACAGCTGCGGCTTCTCTTTCAGCTGACTTGGCGGCGCGGTCGGCGTCCTTTGCATAACTGGCACGTATTTTTGCCGCATCTTCTTGTAATTTTAAATTGTTTGTAAGTAACTGCCTTTCTGCTCTCCGTAGTCTTATTGTTTTCTCAATAACAGTAGTTCCTTTACGTGCTCCAGCGGCGCTAAAAGGATTGACACTGGTATTCTGTATTTTTGCTGCGCGCTTTTCTAAGTCTCTTAGTTCTTTGTCAATTACCTTGACGCGCAGCTCAATCTCGCTTTGATAAGCCACGGCCTCTAACGTAAACTACTTACATACAGCTTACCTGCGGCGGCGGGCTTTTTCCATTTGTTTTTCCTGCTCTTCGTTGATGATCTGGAAGTAAGCGCTCCAGCCGATCAATTCTTCGGGCGTCATTGTGGTGCGGACCTCGGTCAAGCTCATGCCAAGCTCTTTAGCAATGCCAAATTGCAGCA